TATATGGATTGAAGATAAAAGTCACGGAATATATTTAAATCAATCCTACAGGAGAAAAGGCCTACCCGTGCCAGATGAAAAGAAATTAAAAGACACACTGCCAAGAGATAGAGACAAAGTAACAAGGGCAAATAATATTATACCCGCCTTAGATACTATTGATAACAATTTAATCTTATGTAAAGATATAGAGAACTATTCAGAGCTAAAAAGCGAAGTTCTGGCATTTCCTAATAGCAAGCACGATGATTTTGTTGATACTCTTATTGATGCGGCCAAGATTGCTTTATTGCCGAAAAGACCTAGCTTTCTTGATATTTAGCTTTAAATTGTATCATTTTGACATATCTATAATTTTTTTCTTGACTTTTTAAATATAAATATTCAATAATTAATTATTACTAATAATTTTTTTTGTTATGGATATAAAACAAATATTAAAAGATAATCATATAACTCAAGAGGAATTTGCGAGCTATATTAATATGTCACGAATTGGCCTAAATAATACTTTAAAGAATAAAAGAAAAACAACTTTATTACTAAATAGCTTAAAAGTTTTATTAGCAGAAAAGCAGGGTGTAGAATTTAATATTGTAAAAACTTAAAAAAAAACTTGACAAAAGAATTATTTTTACTAGCCTTTATTTTGGTTACTTATAAAATTTTTTTAAAATGTCAACAAAAAAAATCAAAAATTCACTTCCTAAAGAAGATGTAAAATTGATTAATGAGCTTCTAACTATGAAGAATAGTCTTGCAAGCCTAACAAGTCAATTATCTTTTAATCAGTCGCAGCTTTCTAAGCCTGATACTATTACAATAAATTCTAACACTCAATTAATATCATTACAAAGGCAAACGCTAAGCTATGCATACACAACCTTTGGAATTTTACAAACATTTATTGATCAACCAGTAGAGGACGCTTTTAGAGGTGGAATTAAGATAATATCAGATGAATTAGGAGAGAATATACAAGACTTACAAAACTACTTAGCAGAACATAATATATTGCAAGAAATAAAGGACTTAGCAAAATGGACTAGCCTTTATGGAGGCGGTGGTATGGTTATTAATACCCCTAATCAGAAAGGCGAAAAGCCTTTAAATATTAATGCTATAAATGAAAATACAGAATTATCATTTAAAGCAGCTGATTTATGGGAGTTAAGCCCAACCAATACTCCACCGCAAGGCGAGAATAAACCTTATTATGCAGCAGGATATTTTGACCCTTCTTTTATGTATTATGGAACTAATATTGATAAATCAAGAGTTTTATTATCAAAAGGCAAAACAGCACCATCATTAATAAAACCAACCTTAAGAGGCTGGGGAATGTCAATTGTTGAAAGAGTAATTAGATCATTAAATCAATATATCAAGAATAATGATTTAATATTTGAAATGCTTGATGAAGCTAAAATTGATGTTTATGGGATTACTGATTTTAACCAAGCTTTACAAACAGAGGGCGGAGCTGATAAATTGGCTAAAAACTTGCAAATGATGAACCAAGTTAAAAACTATCAGAACGCTATTGTAAAAGATAAAGAAGATGACTATGAGCAAAAGCAAATAAACTTTGCAGGATTGTCAGAAATGTTGCAACAAATAAGAATAGGAATTGCAGCAGATTTGAGAATGCCAATGACTAAATTGTTTGGCCTATCTGCTAGTGGCTTTAATAGTGGCGAAGATGATATTGAGAACTACAACGCAATGATAGAAAGCGAATATAGAGGTAAATTTGACCATATTATCATACAAATGCTCCAATTAATATGCAAAAAGCTTTTTGACTTTATACCAGATGATTTAGAAATTGAATACTACCCATTAAGAGTATTAGGTGCAGAGGAAGAGGAAAGAGTTAAAACACAGCAATTAAACGGCATATTGCAGCTATACGATAGAGGCTTGATGACTTCAAAAGAATTAAAAGAAGAATTAAATCAATTAAATATATTGAGAACAGATTTAGAAATAGAAGAAGGCGACGATTTCCCAACTCCACCACCGCAAAAACCTAAACTTGATTTACAAGACGGCGTGGCAGTTAAACAAAACTCTTTTAATATAAAGAACTTATTTAAAAAGAAAAAAACTTATCAAGATATATTAACAAATAAAAATATAAAATAATGGCACTTAAAACTTATCAAACAGCAATCAATATTAATAAATTATATTCTTCTGTTTTATTATCACCATCAGGACTAGGCGAAGCTTTAAAACCTAGAATTACAAGCATAGGCGCAACAGTTGACATTTATGGATCAGAAGAAGAGCCAGTAGGCCTAACTCTTGCTAATATTACAACTAAGATGGCACCTATTAAGACAGATGTTGCCTTAGAAGTATTTGACGGCTTGCCTAATTATCTTGCCTTTATTAGTGCAGGAACTCCAACAGAGTTAGTTATTAGCTGCGTAAATGTTGCAGAAATACAACCTATATCTTAATAATGGCTGAAAAGCAATTACAACCAATAAAAGATAATCCAGAATTAATAGAAGAATTAGAGGCGCAAATAGATGTTATATTATATGATATTTTATTTGCTCCTTTAATAGAATCAATCAAAGAAAATAAAAGAATCTTTTTTAATGAGCGAGACAATAACGCCATTGTAAAAGCTATTAAATCTGGCAGAATAAGATATGGCAATAATATCTTTACTGGTCAATTTAATGCTACTATATCAAAAGAATTTAAAAAGCTAGGTATTAAATTTGACAAAAGAATAAAAGGCTATAAAAAAGAAATAAACAATTTGCCTACTAGTATTCAAGTAGCCATTGCACAAAGAGAGGATAGCTATAAACAAATGGCAAGACAGCTAGTATCAACAGTTGATAAAATTAGCCTTAATATTGACGAAGCAACAAAAAATATCAATTTTGATAATACCCTTGAAAAAGTTTACTCAGATATAAATAAACAATTTGAAAAAACTGTGACAGATAAAATTGGACTTTCAATCAATTTTACAGCAGATCAGATAAGAATATTGTCTCAAGAGTATACTAATAATCTAAAATTGTACATTACAGAGTTTACTCAAAAAGAAACTTCAATTCTTAGGCAAAAAGCCGAAGACATAGTATTATCAGGCACCCGCGCCAAAGATTTCACCAAAATAATAGAAGAGCGCTTTGCTGTTAGCACTAAAAAAGCCAAGTTTTTAGCAAAACAAGAGATTTCTCTCTTGACTTCTAAATATAAACAGGTAAAATATGAAAGTGTAGGTGTGTCCAAATACAAGTGGTCAATCTCCAATGTTAGAACTAGGCCAGATCATAGGGCTTTAAATGGTAAAATTTTTAGCTTTGATGATCCACCAATTACTAATACATCTACTGGGGCTAGAAATAATCCTGGTGAAGATTTTGGCTGTAATTGTCAGGCTATACCTATAATAGAAATATAATCCAATTTTATCTTGTCATTTTTAATTAAAATTAAGTTAGTAAATTTTACGGTATTGGTTACTCGCAATTTATAATATAAATACTTAGTTTTAATTGTCAACAAAAAAAGTAATATTTTTTTACATTTTTTTATGCAGGATATTAAAACAAATTCAATCACTCAAAATCTAACTGCTAAATGCTATAAAACAAGATTCTTAGAAGCAGGAATAGTAAATTACCCAGAGCAAAATCAAATGGTGTATATATCACCAGAAAACTTGCCTACAATAGCAGAAAAATTCAAAGGTTGTAAAATAGTAATAGAACATAAAGAGGTATCAGAGCAAGAAGCACAGCAAGAAATAGTCGGTTATGTAAATAATATATATATGGAGGATGGCTGGGCGTGGGCTAATTTTACAGTTCATTCACAAGAAGCAATAGAAGCAATAGATAATAAAGGTTATTCCACAAGCTGCGCTTATCAAGCAGTTATGAAAAAACAAGGCGGTGTTAAAAATGCCGTTGAATACGAGGACGAAGTTATTGATATTGTCGAAGATGACACAATCACTCACATTGCCCTTGTTGAAAATCCGCGTTATAACGACGCGATTATTCTTGAAAATTCTATTAACAATAAAATAAAAAATAAAATTATGAATATTTTTAAATTTAAATCAGAAAAAGAAGGCTCAAAAGAGCTTACTTTAGAAAATAGCTTATTTGAAATTGATGGCGAAGAAATGCCAGTATCTGAAATGGTT